GTCATAAATGTCTTGAAATAATGATGATAGTGATTTACCTTCAAATAATTCGTAATCTTGACTCATTATATTTTCCTTGCATTGTATTAAAAATAGATGTTATAACTCATAAATAAATATAAAATAAACAAAAAATGAGTGCATATATATTGCAAATTAAAAAATTGTATATAATATATTTATTTATGTCGGAAGATATTCCGACAACAGAAAACGGAAGTTAAGAATCCCTTTTTTGTTAAATGATAAGAAAATAAACGGGAGATAAACAATGAAGGAAGTCATCTCATTGGTCAAAGGTTGGATAGACGACATAGCTCATCTACTCATTTCTTTCGTAGCAATAGGAGCCGTTGGTGAAGTGCTATTTGGAAGTGGAATCTTTGGCGTAAATGTTATTGGTAACCTGACATCAATCATAAATAAATTTGGCGAATCTGGTTTCGCTGGATTAGTCGCTTTATTGGTGTTGGTGGGTTTATTCCGTAAATAGCTATTATCGGATAATGAAAAAGGGGAACTAATGTTCCCCTTTTTTTTGCTTAAGATTATTGAAAAAGTATTGGTAGATTATATTGAACTCTTACTGGTCTACCATTCTGTTTTGCTGGATTAAACTTTATTGCCATAACTCTATCTATTATAGCATCGTTTAACTCTATATCAAATGTATCTATTATTTCTGGGTTTATAACTTTTCCTCTTTCATCTACTACAAATTTTACCAATATTTTTCCCTTATATTTTGAAGTATCTGGATGTGGTAAATCTAAATAGTCGATTTCAAATGGTGATGTCATCTTTGGAAATTGACTCTCACCGAAAGACGAGTTTTGGGCGGTCAACACGCCCATTAGTATTAAACAAATTAGTCGCTTCATTTGTTGTTCTCCTGGTTTTTTAATGATAAGTACGGGAAAGTTATTATAACTTTCAAAAATAAATATTAAATACCAAAAGAAAAAAAACTACTATACTTGAATTTTATAAATTAATTTTCCCATAGTGGATGTAGGTTTATACATACCACCAACTATTATTGTATAGTCACCTGGTTCAATGTATTGAGTTCTTTCTGATTTGTATAACTTCCAAGTCCAAGTAAAATCTCTTGGTGTTCCATCTTGTTTTGGATCTCTTTTTACTGATTGTTCGTGAACAACCTTAAAGTTAGAATCAATTACCCATATTTTTGTATTTAGACTTTTAACTCTATATCTTATTTTTACAATATCACCTATTTCACCATTCCATTTTTCGTGAGTTGATTTCCAAGCATATAACGGATACTCATCAAACTCTGCATCGGTTACAATAGGTTTCTGTATATCTTCTGATACTTCGTCATCACCAAAGTATGTGATTCCTAATACAACCATTATAAGTCCTATTAAAATCAGTTCTAATTTATGTTCTAAATCCATTTAATTATACCTTTCCAATCTATACTGGAATTTACTAAAAAAAACTATACAAGTCAAGTATTTTTTATCTTTATTTCCAATTGAGATAATAGAAAATTTATCTTTTCTAACTTGGGATGATCAGGATCTTTTTTGATCAGTTCTGATTTCTTATTTCGTAATTTACCATAAGCCTTCTGTAAGTCTATTAATGCAATCCCTTTCATACTCCTTCTGTAATATAAGTGATGTAACGCTTCATCTTCGGCTTCTGCTCCACGAACACCAGCAACTGCTGTTATCTGTTCTGTTTCATAAACTTCGGCATCTTGTATATCTGTTATCTCAACCCAAACTGTATTATCCCACATAGCATCTAAATCTAATTCTGTATCAAAATCTATATTTGCCATATCAATACTATCTTGTTTGGCCTTTTCTATTCTTCTGATTTTATCTCTTTCAGTAAATACTGAATCATTATATGTTGTCCATAATGAATCACATTCACTTAACCACCCACCATAATTTTTCCAAGCTGGTGAACCATTGTCATCTCTATATTCTGTATCATCACAAGGTGTTCCTCTGAATGTACCTGTTTTGAAATCGGATACACGAGCAATATGAGGCCAAAGACTTATATCTAAAGTATCTTGACTATAACTTGGTTGGAAGTTCAGACAAATAAAAATTGTCGCGGTTATAGGTGAAATACCAAATTTCATTATTCATTCTCCTATGGTATAATTTAGTTCCATCAAATTGCCATTCGTTATCCTCATCAGGTATTCCTAATGGTATAGTAATAATGGCACCTCTCGTGCGACCTAAAACAGAAAGTGGATGTTCAGGCCAAGTTTCTGTTCCTGTTAATTCTTTTTGTTCTTTGGCGTATAATTCTAATTCTTCCCAAATCTGATAAGTAAATTTCTTTTCAGATTTAAGTTCCTCTAACTCAATCCTCTTTTCAAATCTTGGTATAGCTACTATACTCAAAATACCAATTAACAGAATTACTATAACCATTTCAATCATAGTAAATCCTTTATTCATTAAAGTTCTCCTACTACATATTCCTCGTATGACGGACTATCTGGGTCATTATCTTCAATTACAATTCGATTAGTTACCCATCCATAATCACTTGTGTCTGTTTCTATGTAATAAGTATAAGGATTGTTATTAGTATTGTATGGTAAATCTCCACTAAATAACATATCGGGAGTTCTACCATCCAATAGTATGGTTTCTCGGTATGTGGAATCGAGAAGTGAATTTTCAGGCTCTGTTGGAAATCCATTCATGTCATTATCATAATAATACTGAACAAATGTATCTCTGATAATATGCATATTAGATTTGTTTATTTGGGCTTGAGTGTCATTCACTAACGAGTTAAAAGTGGGGATAGTAGTTGCTACCAAAATCCCCACTAAAACTATCGTTACGACTAACTCAACTAAAGTAAATCCAGCAGAGTTTTTCATGAGTGACTATTCGACTAAATCTTCTCTGTCGCCAAAAGTACCAACACCAGCGTTGTCGCCAGTTTGGATACCTTTATCGTAGTCCCAAGCAAAACGGCTATTATCTCGTCTCTGATGAGTGATTTGTAGAGATGTGGTATTATATGTCCACTCTCCATCTTCATCAGCATCAGTTACATCAGTTGTATATCCGTTAGGTTTTGTGTCCAAACCATCCCAAGGATTGTCTGGCCAACTTCTACGACCATTATCCAACAATTGCTCTGTTGCGTAAACTTCTAATCCAGCTTGTATCTGTGAGATAACTGCATCTTCTGCAGCTTCTTCAGCTTTAGTAATTGTTGAGGCGTATCTTGGAATTGCCACTGCGGCGAGAATACCCAAAATAATCATAACCATAATGAGTTCTATCAAAGTAAAACCATCTTGATTCTTGAATTTCATCGTTATTCTCCTTTCTCTCGTTTAAGGAACGAGTGTTTTATGTAATTCAGCAGGGTTTTCAACATCTGCTACTACTAAGGCAGGACTCTTTGCAGAAGTACCACTACCTGATCCTGGTATTACAAGATAAATGTATGCACCATCCTGAAAGGGTGATTTAATACCTGCGTTACCAAAGTTTTTCTTGAAATCATTTGCTCCATCAACATCAAATAAAACATCTACTTGGTGTGTTTGACCTGCAAAACTCATCCAATCACCTGCTAATGCATCTTCATCATCAACTGCTGGTGAAAACACATATACGAAGTCTGAGTTGTCGTCTGTGTATGAACCAATATCTTCTAATATATCTTCGATATATGCTTCAAGAGCTGCGTCTGTTTCTTGACCTTCACCAAGTGTAACTCCACCTACTTCGGAATCATACTTAGTTTGTCCAGGAAATCTTCCCTTTCCTTCTTCAGATACTGCTTGGTTATAATAGTTGTTAGCTACTGTAAGAATTTTATCAATGTTATTCATTGTTTTTTTCTGTTTAGCACCATCACCGACAGCACCAAATTTTGGAGCGGCAGTAGTTGCTAAGGTAGCCATCATTGCGGTAGTAACTGCGAATTCAGCGAGTGAATTACCTTTGTTACTCTTTATTTTTTTCATTAGGTTTATGAACATTTCAGTTCTCCTTAACTTTATTTCGATTGACTCCATCCTTGTGATGTTGTCTTACACTATACATGATACAAGAACTATACCAAACTACCCTATTTTGAGAAAAAAAATAAAAAAAATTTTAAGTGTCTATATAATTGAAGATGTAGGGGCACAAAAAAACCTCATTAAAAAAATGAGGTCTTTTATTTTTTAGAAGTTTTTTAAAACTGTATCGTTATGTTATTACATAATGTTACACTTGTTTCATTATGTTACAGAAACGATCCTGTATTTGCTGTATCTATATGTCCTGTATTTCTAAACTCTTTTATAAGTTGTGTATTATATTTTTTCATAAGATTTACAATACGGGTGATATGTTGAGTCTTAGAACCAGTCATTTCACGAATTAGAATATACAAAGCTTTCTTATTAAAGTTTTCAATATTTTGCCTTCTTCTAAACATTTCCAATACTGCATCTGCTACAAGAATATCCTTTTGTCGTCTAAATATATTAGGAAGATTTTCTTCCCAATATATTAACATTTGATCTACATACTCTTGATTAAAACTAGCAACTTCAAAACTATCTTCCTTTTCGCGAATATTATTTGAATAATCAAGAACATCCATCTTATCGTGAGATTTATAATGTTTGTAATTCTTATTATTATGAAGAATTAAATAATTTTTAGCAACAATACTAAAATATGAAAAGGCCTTTCCTTTACCTTCTTTGAATTTATGCATATTCATTACAAGAAAAGAAACCACTTCGTGTTTAACTTGTTCTGATGACACATCAAAATAATAAAACTTAAAAGTGTGTATTATGTTTTCTGCAAGTTTATCAAATGCAAATTTGATATGGTCGTTATAAATAATATTCTTTAATCTAGCATCATCAGTATTATTATAACGAATTATTGCATTCTCAACCACTTGGTCAAAATAATAATTTTTAGGTTTCTTCTTTTTCTTTACTGGTTGTTTAGTCTTGGCCACTTATTTCCTCTCCTTCTGTTAGGTCGTTTAATTCATTAATTACTTCTTTTATACCCTCGAATATAGCACCTATCTCATCATCTGATTCAAAATGTCCAGTAGAATCTATATCTTTTAATTCTTGTTGAACTCGTGTAACTCTATCACCGAAATCTTCTACCCAAGTTTCGAGTAACTCTGTCTTTCTCATTAGATTCCAAATTACATATCCTTCAACAAGAATAACAATTCCTAATACTATTTCTATTATCATGATTTATCTCCAAATAATTCATCAAATAAGTCTTGGTGTTTATTTTCTAAAACCTCATCCTTATGTTTTTGTTTCGGTTTAGTTTCTTTTTTACCAATACTAATGTTCTTTATATTTTCCAATCTACTTTCCATTTCTTCCTTGTTATCTTCATCTTCTCGTTTCCATTCATCAAACTCAGCTTGTGTAGCCATATGGTCTGCCCAATGAATAATGTATGGTAGATGATTTTTTAAGGAACGACTTGCATCAAATACTTTTAAATAGTATGTATTTGCTTCATCATATAACCCATCAGAACACTTTATAGCAAGAGTTTCTTTTAGATTGACCTTTACCCCAAAGTGTTGTAATAGGAATAGAGCTCTATCTGTAACTCTCATATTATCTATATCGGTATTGTGTGTAAAAACCTCACCAAGAGTCTTTCTTCTCCAATCATTATCTTGTGGAATATAATACTCTCCAATTAAATCTCCGACCTTACCTAAGTCGTGGTGCATAGCAGAAAAGATGAGTTCTTCATCTGTCCAATCTTTATACCCACCAACCTTTTCGTATGTATCGGATACCTCTAATGCTGTTTCGCAAACATGCAGTACATGATTTACATAACCACCTGCGTAACAATAGTGATATTCTTCTTTACCACTAGCTGGTGCAACTACCATTCTATCTTCAAAGAACTTATACATTTCCAAGAGTTTCTCTTTTCGTTCACCCTCGAATGTATCTTCTATTAGTTGCAACAACTTATTCCAGTTATCCAATAACTGGGTTTCTGTAAGTTGTTTCATTTATAACCTCTTTATAATTTAGTCAATTTTTCTTTCTGTGTGTTTATCCTATGTTGATAAGTTCCTTCTGTCTGTACTACTACACATTTATCTCCATCCATACTCTCTATTTGATATGGTGGTTGATTACCGCCATCTATTCCTACTAATCTAACCTTTACCCAATCCCCTACTTTTAGTTCAGTATTCTTTTTAGACATTTACTCTCCTTTATTTATGAGTTATTATTTATTAATTCTAAATTGTCTGTCCAATTCATCTTGTAGATGTGAACATTTTCATATTTATATGGACTTACATGCTTGGATTCTAATATATCCACAACATTAACCCATTTGGGATTCATAGTATCTCTTACTTGATACACTCCATCCTTGTCTTTTGTTCCACGAATTAAAATAAAATCTCCATAGTTAAATGGGCCACCCCACCTTGATAATAGATTTCGTGAAAGTGCTACAAACTTGTATTCACTTGCTTTACTGATACGGATTCGTGTACCATCAGCTGTTATATCGGGAGTTTTATCGGTTTGTGGATATACAGGTTGATACATTGTTACATCAACCTCAATACCAAACTTATAAAACTCTTGAAGTTCAGTATGTAATCGTTGATTCATAGTTAATAATGAATCACTTTGTTCTTTATACATACTTGAATGTTTAGTCATCATATTTGTTGATACAAATCCATTCATAAAAGTTACAAACACTATCCCCGCGATAGCTGTAGTTGTACTTATTGTTTTATCTAACATATTATTTTCCTCTGATTACCCTTGATCTTACGACATTTTGCAGTAAAAGTCAAGTCATTTTTTGTAAAAAATGAATATTGGTTCGTACTTTAAATAAGTTCCATTTATTTTGACCGAGTTTTTGACATTAGATTGGTCAACACCAACCATAGATGTCATCAACATTTTGAGTTTGCCTTTGTATTCGGCTCCGAGTGATAAGAGAATATCGATACTATCTTGTTCTAACGGGTGATAATTTTTACCGACTTTTATGTCAGCGATATTCCATAATAAATATCTATCTTCTCGTAAACTATTAAAAGCATTAACCAAAGTTGGTCTTAAAAAATTATCTCTCCAACTATCATACTTAGGATATAACTTAAAGGATTGTTCCTCATCTTCACTATATTGTTCTCTGTCAAAGTATGGCGGACTTGTAAAAACTAAATCAAGTTTGCCCTTATACGATTGAAAATCAGAATTGTTCCCAACAAATTCACTTCCATCTTGAAATAAATGATAGGTATT